GAGCGCCCCAGAAGCCTACGATGCCTTACATCGTTTATCACAGAATCAGCACCGTAAGGTCGGCAACGCTCGACACGGGCAACACAAAAGTTCCTGAAGTGCGAATGCAGGTCGATGTCATAGCAACAACTCAATCGGAAGTCGAAACCATCTTAAACCAGATGAGACTGGTGATGGACAACTTTCGCGGAACCTCTTCCGGGGTTACCGTTCTCGGCGTCAGTGTGGATGATGAGCAGGATCAACCCGAGTTCTATGAAGGCTCGGACACCGTGTTTTATCATTCGAGTTTGGATTTTTCCATCATCTATAGGGAGTCATAATTATGGCCGCAGTAATCACGCAAGGAACAGCGATCACCATCGGAGGCGCAACACTTACGGGCGTCACCGACATCACACCACCCAGCGCCACACGTGGCACTGTCGATGTGACTAATCTTCTTAGTCCAGATAAAACTAAGGAATATGCCGGAGGCCTTATCGATGGTGGCGAAATGTCAGCGACTGCGATCGTCGGCGTCGGCAATGGTGCGCTTAGCACTATCAGCGCTTTTATAGAGGATTACGGCGCGCCGAAAGCCTGCTCGATCACTCTGGCTGACAGCTCCAGCGTAAGCTTCGACGGCATTGTAACAAAGTTCCAGGTCGACGGAATTGCCACCGGAGACAACACAGTCAAAGCGACTGTCGGCGTAAAACCTGTCGGAAAAATTACCTATTCTTTTGATTAAGGAGTTTCACATTTTAGATAAGCAAAAGTTATTAGGCGCAGGAAGTGCCTATAAGCTCGGGGAGATCGAGATCCCCGAGCTCGGCGGCAAAGTCTATCTTCGAGTGATCAGCTCCCGCGAGCGTGATCAGCTTGAAAGTGAAATAAGCTCTGGAGCAAAAGCTGGAAATCTGACGAACATCAGAGCGAAGCTCGTCGTGCGATCAATCGCCGATGAAACCGGAAAGCGTCTTTTCTCCGATGCCGATGTCGACGCAGTAGGAGAGATGCCTGCGCCTCTGGTGGGGACTCTTTTCGACGCCTGCGCTCGCCATAATGGCATGAGCGGTGGAGCAGTCGAAGACGCCAGAAAAAACTAATAGAGCGCCCTGGGCGTCGGTTCTTATTCCGACTCGCAGGGCATCTTAAGAAAACAGTTCGAGAGATTCTCGATGAAGTCGATTCTCAAGAGCTCACCGAGTGGCAGGCCTTTTCGACGATTGAACCGCTCGACGGAGATCGAGGCGACATTCATGCCGCTCAGATCTGCTCGACGACTGCGAACGTCTGGAGAGGATCAGAGACCAAAGCTCTCGAGGTGAAAGACTTCCTCCCGGACTGGTACGGCGAAAATAAAAAAGTCGAAAGCTTTGCTGCGCTAAAAGCCTGGGCGAGCGCGGTGGGAACTAAGAAACAGGAGTGACGACATGGCCAAAACAATCGGATCGCTAAACGTTTCGATGGGTCTGTCGATCACTGATTTCGTCACGAATCTCGACAAAATAAAAGAAGACATGGCAGGGCTCGAGGCGATCACCTCGCAAGCCTCAAAGCACTTCGATGATGACGTCGCTGGAATCATGGGCGACGCGCTTCATAAATTTGCAAAGACATCGAAGCTCGGAGCTGACGACGCTTTAAAATTCGCAGTGAGTTTAAAGAAGCTCGGCCTCGATGCGGACACGATCACCAGCACTCTCGACAAGTTCGGTAAGGGAATCGGGAAGTTCGCAAAAAATGCAGGCGAAGCGTCGAAAGCTTTTGCAGGAATCCTCGGAAAAATCGGCGAGTCAGACAATGTTCTTCTTAAAGACATTCAGGCTCTGGAGTCGATGGGCGTAAAAGCTTTTGACTCTCTCGCAAAAGAACTCTCGAAGGTCGAAGGGAAAGCGATCAGCACTGCGGATGTCATGAAGCGGATCGCATCGGGATCGCTGTCCGGTTCAGATGCGCTTAAGCTCTTGACGCAGGGCGGCCAGGCTCAAGCGGGTGGCGGTGTCGCCGCTAAGGAATCGCAGGCAAAATCAAAGCTAACATCATTTTTAAACTACGTCGAAAATAAAATCAGCAGCGCAGCCTCGAGCATCTTTTCTAAAGTCACTAGTCTCATCATGAACCCGGTGACGCTCATCAGTGGCGCTCTAGCCTCTTATGGTGTGTACAAAATCTACGACCGCGCGGTCGACGCATTCGCAAACACCGAAGAGATCCTCACAAGAATCAAAGGTCTCGCAGGAGATGCGAGCGCAGATCGACTTGGTGGTGTCATGAATGGGATCGCTAATCAAGGACGCATCGCCCAGGAAGTCGTCGGGAAACTGGCGACGGGATTCCTCGGTCTTGGTGTCTCAGGATCAGACGCAGCTCAGATGGTCGAGAGCTTTGGTCGCATTTCGCTCATCGCAGGATCTGGAGCTTCCGACGTATTTGGGAAGCTCGGCGAGGTCGCCGTAAACATGACCCGGACGGGGCAAGCTTCCAAGGATGATTTCGAGGCTCTCGCATCGATGGGGCTCCCAGTTTACGAGGCACTGGCGCAAAGATTGTCGATGGTGCAGGGTAAAGCAATCAGCGCTAATGAAGCGATGAGAATGCTGGCAGAAGGGAGAGTCGGCACAGCGGACGCGCTCAATGCGATCTCAGGGATGAGTAATAATGCGGATGTGATTAAACAGTCGGAAGCGATGGCAGGAACGCTTAAAGGAATTTACGCTCGACTCGCAGGAGAGATCGAAGGTTTCTTCACCGAGTTCGGTGGCGTGATTGTGGAGGCGCTCGACCTCAAAGGGTTCTCGAATGGGGTCATCGGTTTTATTCAAAACATTCGCATGAACTTCGATTCACTTATTCCAGCGATAAAGAATATCGGCATGGTTTTCGCAGTAGTTCGCGACGTTCTATTCCAAGCTTTTGAAGGTCTAGTAAATTTCTTTACGACGATGGGAGGCGCAGACGTAGCGACAGGAAGCATCGACAATATAAGATCAGTCGTTTTAGGTTTCGCTCACGGTGTCATCACTGCAATGCAATCTGTAATGTTTGCAGCAGTCGACATCTTAAACAATATTATCAAAACAGTCGGAGGCCTCGAGAAATTCGGCGCAATCGTAGCTGGTGTTTTTGCAGGAGCAGGAACTGGAGCTCTAGCTGGTGGCTTAAGCACTGGTGTGGGTGCTCTTCCTGGTGCGATCATCGGTGGTGTCACGGGTGGTCTTTATGCTAATAGCAAAGTCTCTGGTGGTGGAGCGCAGATCGATCCCGAGATGATTAAAGATAAAATGCAGGGTGCATTTAAAGCGATTAACGATGCTATAGGAAACACCGGATCTGACGCTGCGGGAAATCTCGTCGGCCAGTTCGTCAAGAAATTTAATGACGCATTTAAAGCCGTCGGAGCTGGCGAGTTTAATACGGCGACGGCACTTTCACAGATTTCAAATTCCATGATTAATATGTTCGATAATCTTGAAATAGGATTAGAGAACGGAACGGTCGGACACTCAGCATTTCTTAAACAGCTCTCCGGAGGAACTGCCAGCGCGATTGCAATGTTCCAGCGACAGATGGCACTCGGAGCGATATCGACAGAGCAGTTCGAGACAGCTATGGAAAAGCTAAGAACCGGAGCTTTTGAGGCTCTCGATTCACAGCTCAGCGCTGGCACGATCACGAACGAAGAATACGGGAACACGATTGCAGCGATTCAGACTCAGTTCGATGCGCTAAACCCTCCCGACCTCGCAGGCCTTAATGCTTTTATGGGTGGCGATAATATGCCCTCATGGATTCGCGAGCTTTCCAATATCGAAAGCCCGCTCGAAACCTATCGCAGAAAAATGGAAGAGCTGAAAATGACCCTTGCGGATCGCCCCGACCTTTTCGCAGCGGGTGCGGCGCAGCTCACTGCGGAGCTCGAGCGCAGCGTCGGAGCGATGGAAGAACTGAAGAACCCCGGAGCACTGATGCAAGGATCGGCAGCGGCATTCTCGCAATTGTTAAAGATTCAGAACGCTGGGAAGGGCGAAACCGCAGCAGAAAAACTTTTGAGGTTACAGCAGCAGGCTTTCGCTCAGCAGCAGGCGCAGACTGCTTTACAGCAGCAGATCGCAGCGGCGACTATGAACCAGGCGAATATGATTGTCGCTAACATAAACTAAGGAGCGCCCATGGCAGTCCTCAACACTTATGAAACTTTTGAAGGCCGCACCGGATCTGATGACTCGAAGCGCCAGGTCTCGCTGGTGCGCAGTTTCATCGTGCAGACAGACGACGTGACCGACGATGTTCCTGATCTTTTCGGTTTCAATCTTCCTGCATTGTTCTCGCAGCATCCGAAGTACGAGCGAGCTTTTTGCATCGGGCGCACAGCTTCCCAGATGGACGACCCGCACTTCTGGAAAATCACTTGCAGCTACAACTCTAATATCGACACCGTCGCACCGAGTTCGACTCCGAGCGCATCGCAGCCTCCTGAAGTGGCGAATCAGAATAAGGGAGCGTCACCCGAAGAGAAGGCCAGCGAGGCGAACGAAGACCCGCTGACAAGACCGACAGATGTGGACTTCTCGACCAGCGATAAAGAATATGTTCTTGATGAGGATTACAGCACTCCAGCTAAGGCGATGGTAAACGGGAACAACGAACGGTTCGACCCCCCAGTCATGACGCATCGACCTCTCCTATGTATGAAGCTCGAATTCAACAGCGCAACTTTTGTCGCGCTCGACTGGATGGATCGAGTAAAGTGCGTGAACTCTGCATCTTTCTCTGGCTTTCCTGCTCGCAGTATGCTGCTTGATAAAGTAAGCGCAAAACGAGTTTACGAGAACGGAAAAAAATACTGGCGCATTTCTCTTGAATATCTTCTCGATAAAGATAATTGGGATGCAGTCGTACTTAATCACTCTTATCGAGAATGGAACGGAACTGAGCTGATTACAGCGAGAGACATCGCAGGCAACGTTCTCCCGAACGGAGTTATCATTCAGGGCGACACGGGAATTCCTCTCGATTCTGGAGTTAAACCGACTGAGCAGAATGGTGGCTTCCTGCGATTCCGAATTTATGACGATATTCCTTACACTTATCTGACACCTATTTACAGGAAGATCCTTTAATGAGCGCCTATGGATTTTCAGAAGATAGCGCCAGAAGGATTGCCCGCGTCGTAAAAGCGGTCGAGGGCGACACGACCACGCCCACAAGGATCGGGCCGATGCTCGGTGGTTCCACAATGAGCGTCGTGAAGGTAACTTTTGTTGGCAGCCCGCTCTCTACGGGAACACGCATGGACTATCACGCAGCCGATGGCGTGCTCGAGGTTCAAAACGAAGTTAAAATTAGAGAAGTCAACGCGCAACCTCTTAAAGTGAATAGCTATTATGTTGGCTTTTTCAGTGGCTACACCTCGGACGGCAAGCCCGTTTTCCTCGTAAGCGTTTCGAGCGCCTCTCCGTCTTCGGCCTCGGGAGGCTCGGGCGGCTCGGGCGGCTCGGGCGGCTCAGGAGAGTGCTTCGATGTGATCCAGTCGATCGACTGCACCGACGGCGAGCTCAGCGTCACCTATGCGACCATTTGCCCTGACTCGGGCACAGCAATCGTCGTCGGCCAGCAAACTGGCAACTACACGATCACGACCCGGTACTCCATCACCGGGGGTGCATCACTCGCAGCGGGCGTGACTTTGAATCTCGTCGGCGATGTGGCAAGCCCAGGCAATAATATGTTTTACGGCACCAACTCCAGCGGCACCCGTGGTTGGTACCCGTTCTCAGATATATGTACCGTATGCGGCGGCACCCCAACGCCTACACCCACGCCTACGCCTACACCTACACCAACGCCAACACCGACGCCTACGCCTACACCCACGCCTACGCCTACACCGACGCCTACGCCTACACCCACGCCTACGCCTACACCCACGCCTACGCCTACACCCACGCCTACACCCACGCCTACACCAACACCAACACCAACACCAACACCAACACCTACACCTACACCCACGCCTACACCTACAGTTTCGGCGTCGATCTATTCGCAAGACTCTGGTTGGACTACCGCCACTAACTCAGGGGAAGGAACCGAGGCTAGCCCAAAAGTAATTTCAAGTAATAATAATACGTTGCAGTCTGGCACGTCTGCAATGACATGGTTTTTCACTCCGTCGGCGGCAGGAACTTTTCATTACTCTTTTAACTGGGCGAATCATGACTACGGGTCAGGATTTAATGGTAATAATATTAGCCCTTGGGGCGAAGGTACAACGGCAACCATATCCGGCACCGTGGCAGTGACCAGCGGCCAAGTAGTAGACCTTACAGTTATTAGACCAGGCTTATTAGAAACCAGCGTAAACACCGAAGTTAATGCGTCTGTTTATTTAACAGTACCTTAAAAAAGAAAAAATATGGCGCTCGATCTTACTAGAAATGCACGAACGGCACGGGAAGCAGTCTGCGCCCCTTGCTGCCATGTTACGAAGACAATCTACCACGGTGTACTCGCAGTAATAGCACCGAGCTACCCAAACGAAATTGACTACCCCTTCCTCCACACAGCGTTCAACTACACCACCTATCTACCTACTTATCGTACATTCAATTACACTAGCTCATCGTTTGCTCTGGGATTAGATACAACAGTTGGAAACGTAAGGACTTTCAAATCCGGCGCAAGATACGTGGACGTTGCAACTAACAACACTACATACCCTAATTACCCGAGCATTGTAAGCACCCCTTACTATGTAAAATTAATTGTTGTGGAGAATGTTTCAATTGACGTTTTTTTCTCGACAGATGACATTACTTATGTCAAGCAGAGTGAAACATTTTATGGAGAATATTTTTCGTTTGTTGCAGAGATTATAGACTTGGCTGCCTCAGCTAGCCCAATAACTGTAAGAGTCACAATAAATGCAGGAATTAATTCGACACCAGTATACAATTCGGCAAACCCTTCGCAGTATGATTACCACGCCAATTTCACTGATGCTGGCGATTACACTGGGAGTTACAGGAACACCGTACCCGTTGGCGTGGACTATTTACCCGTAGGCGGGCAAAACGTGATTACAACCAACTCGATTAAATGCGGCGATGGAGCTTATGCCCCTTACATTAATAGCCCAACCGTAAAAAGAGTTTGCAAACCTCAGCAATCCAACGACGGTGCTGGCTACCATACTTTTTTAGATATAATATCTGGGAAACAGTTTGACGGGGGTTATATTATTTACCCTGTTTACAACTGGTTTCCGCTGCCTACAAGCCCTTCCTCCCCATACTACAACGGAATTTGGGGCTATGAATCCGCAAGCTACCCCTCAGTTTCAACGCAGGTTACGGCATTAACTGATTACCGCTTGCCCGTACATTACGTTGCCAGACCTTACTATTTTAGTGCTACGGTTCTTTTCGTAAAAATGTATTGGCCGCACATTTACCCGCAAGTCTACGACTCTACATTCAACAAGCCTTTGTCTATTAGTCAGGTCACAATCACCGAATGAAACGCCCCTGCACCTGCAACCGTGTAACCTCGCCCGACTGGTCAGCAGACCAGTGCCGACTTTGCTGGCTTGCCACCTATGATGAGCGCTATCAAAAGCTCTTCAGCGTCCAGAAACTCACCGGCATAAAATCGATCAAAGTAAAGCGCCGTGATAACTGCATGAGCCTGGGCAAAGTCCTCGACCGAGGCGCTTGCAACTGCCCTTCAAAGTGGGTGCGCCAATGCGACAAACACGGCACGTGCCGCACTGGCCCAAGCCCTGACGCGGTGCAATCATGCTTACACTGCTCTGAGTACGAGGAGGATACACCATGCGCACAGGTGTGATCCTTGGGAGTTATAATTACCCACGCCTCATCGAGACTCAGATCAAACTGATCAGAGAGTGCAACGGGTCAGACACCCCGATTCTCGTCTCGGATGATTGCTCTCCGGGGAGCTCTGACTTTCCCGACTATGACTCACACTTCACTGACCTCCTCAAGGTC